TAGGGGCAGCGCTAGAGCCTGCTGCTCCAACTGGCGATGATGCTCCAAAGTAAGTTAGTACATCTGGATTAACTGGGTTGTTCTTTCCTTGTCGTACTTCGTAGTGGAGGTGAGGACCAGTCGTATTACCTGTGTTTCCTGACTTTCCAATTTTTTGTCCCTTTGTTACAAAGTCACCGAGGTTCACACTTCGCTCACTTAAGTGTCCATACACTGTCTGGTACCCATTAGGATGATCGATAACGATAGCGGTTCCGTAATCTGGTCCTGGGTTAATACTGGAAACATAACCATCAAGACTTGCTGATACAGGTGATCCGATCTTCATTGGGAAATCTTGACCTGTGTGTACGTTGTTTGTTGATGCCCAAATTCCTGAGTTATCTTTAGCACCAAACCCGTTTCCTGCGGCTCCGCCTCGTGGTCCGATACCAGTATTAAATCCAGCACCAAATCCAGAGGTTGCTCCACCGCCTGGTACACCCTTAGGAAGTAATGAGATTAAATCTTTTATTCCACTTAACAGCATAGTGATGCCTGTAGATAAAGCCGCTCCTACGTTAGTTCCGCCAACTCCGCCAATCAATCCCTTTAGGTATCCCATTTGCTCAACGGATTTCCCTAGTACTCGGTTAAATGCTTCTACAGTATCTGCAGCATTTTCAAAACCGCGAATCATTGCGGTTTCTGCTTTCATCATTAACTCTGTTTCAGAACCGCTTAAACGACCTGCAGCAGTGAGGGCTGTGTTTGCATTCCCTCCTCCTTGATTACTTCCACGAACTGCGAGGTCTGGATTTCGTCCTGCTGTAATATCAATCATTGCTTGATACAAGATCTCTTGTTGCCCTGCATCAAATCCCATAGTAGACATGTTGGCACCAAGGAAACCACGTTGACGTGATTCTTGTAATGCTTCAACACTGCTGAATCCACGACCACCAGTCATAGCACTCATTAACTGCTTTGCAATTTGCCCTGGTGTTTTTTCTTTTCCAGAAACCGCATCATAGGTACTGATACCGTACTGGTATAGGTTTGCTCCCATAGGACCTGACTGAAGTCCTGCAATTGAACTAGCCGCTGCTGCGTTATCCATTCCAAGATATTTAAACGCTCCACCAACTTGAGATACAGTCTGTAGGTAGTTAGCACTTCCTGGGGTATAGCCACGACTAGCCAGTAACGCTGCAACTGCAGCATCTGAACCACGACTAGAGAAGCCACCACCCATAGCGCTGAATGTTGCACGCTCTAACTGACCACGGTTAATTCCTGGAGATGCTAATCCTGCTTGGTAGAATCCAACTGAACGCTGCATTGTAAGAGCGAGATCAGGCATTCCTGCGTAGGCAGCAGCAACTGGTGCTAAACCTATCTTAGCCGCTCCTATAGCGCCTTGAACAAACTTGCTACGACCACCGCTACCAGGATCTAGGGGGAATCCACCGCCACCCTGTTGAGAGAACTGTCCAAGACTGTTGTTGACTTGATTAGTCCCTGGACCTGAGTAAGTCTGCTGTGGGAAACGTGCATTGTCAGCGCCCGTACCTGGCCGTGTAGTTGATGTGCCTAGGTGAGCACTACCGCCGTTATTCTTTAGAGCGCCAGTAGCGCCCTCCATAGCCGAAGTTGAAACGCTAGATACTTTTTCAAGTGACTCGTAGAGAGCATTAACTTTCTTTGTCAGTTCGTCAACACCAGTGGTCAAAGACTTAATGTTGGCAACCATCTTGTTGGCCATGCTAGTCCTTTCCCTTTACGTATTTGGCTATCTGTAGCCAGTTCTTTCGTTCTCGTGGTGACAACTGCTTTATCTCTGTCAACGTCCATCCCTTAAAGGATTGAGTTAACGCTGCCCATTCAGCCACTACGTGACTGTATGGAAGAGTATTAGAATCGAAATAAGGTCCCGAAATTAACGGGAACTGGTACCTCGCTTCCAGTCTCAGGGTCAGTGACAACGATGCTGTCAAACTGCGGTCCTGGTAGTCGCTTGTTGATCTCTTCAACAATCTTTCTACGATCAGCAAGTCCTAGGTTTCGTACCTGTTGCTTGCTAACAACTGGAGAGTTATCGATCTTTAACACAGTATTCTCTAGCATGATGGTGGTCAACTCAGCGGAGGATTTATCAGAGTTGATAATCATCTCTTTCTGAGAGACACCTGTCGGTAGTGTCACTGTGTACTCGTGGTTCTTTCCCGATACTGAGAAAATACGATCATTAACTGGGTCAGTTAAAATCTTCACTTGAATATCTTTATCAAGATCAACTTCAATCTGCTTTAGTTCTGATCCAAAGTAGACGGGTACTTCTGTGGTGCGACCAAAGGTAGCCTTGAAGATTGCCAGGATAAGCATGTCTCGATCCCCTGCAAGGAGTTGATCTAACATCTTCTCATCTGCCTTCTCATTTCCAATCCGAACTGTTCCTCGTTGAAGGATAGTTAAGATTGCTCTACCGACGTTTGCTGCACGAGCAATTGCTTCTTCGTCATTACCATTGAGTTCTCTTACCTCTGCCTCCGTAATGACTTCCCCAGCGGCGTTTATGTAGCCGCCAGGGAGAGTCACCACGTTGTCCAAAGGAGGGAGGACCTTTACATCTATAGCCTCTGGCTTTTCAGCGATGGCTTGGTTAATGAGGTTGTTTGCCAATGCGGGATTAGCCGCTGCACTAATTGTTTTCGTCATGTTAGTCCTTTGTTAGTCGAGGAAGTCTGCTGCTTGTGTAGTTAAGTTAGGTGCCCAGTTAACATCAAATCCTTCGTGTACGAGTGTCATCTGCTCTACGAATAGGGCGTTGTCACCTGCGTTGAGGTCTGAGTATGCAACTGATGTAGGCCATGCGTTGTAAACTTCAAAACGCATCGCTACGTGGTCTGTTGCAGAAGAGTTATCCTCTTCACCTGCAGAAGGAATTGGGTGTGATAGGACCTGAACTTCTAGGTTGCAACGGAAGTTCTGTGCGATAGATCGTGTTGATCCACCAGCAGCAACAGTTGCAAACATGTTACGCATCCATTCCCAGTTCTGGTTAGTACCAAGAATCACACCACGTTGTAGTGTGATAGGTGTGAAGGTTGTCTGACCAGGAATCTGGTGGACAGTGGTGTTGTAACCACCTTCACGGTATGGGATAGAGTCTGTGGTGACCGATAGGCCAGACACAGAAGTGAACCCTAGAGTGACACCCTTGAGTGCATCTAGTGTTGGATTAGTTCCTTGGGGCTTAAACTGCACCAAGAATCTAAAGTTACGAATCGGATCGGTGATTAATGTCGACCGATTATTAATGATTGTAGGCATTTATATTTCTCCTTCGGATTAGTTCAGCGTCTTTTGGCTGAGGTCGATGACGATGAACTCTGCTGGATATTGAAGAGCCACACCAACTTGGATGTGAACTTCTCCATTTGCAATCTGCTGTGCGCTGTTGTTCTCTCCATCACACTTGATGAAGAATGCTTGAGCGTTAGTTGCTCCACGGAGACCGCCTTGGTTCTTGTACTCGTTCAAGAATGAGCCAAGAGTTGTACGAATCTGTGCCCATAGACGTTCGTCATTGTTCTCGAACAATGCGAACTCTGTAAGGTTCTGTAGATTCTTACGGATGTAGTTAAGTGAGCGGCGCATGTTGACGTACTTGTTAGCAGTGCCGTCTTGCTTGAGTGTACGAGCACCCATGACAGAAAGACCAGCGCCAGGAATCTGACGGATTGGGTTTACTGGAGATGTGCTTGCGTTGAGTGAATCAAGTTCAGTTGAGGTAAATGTCTTTTCTACAGAAACAATTCCTTGAACAGAAGCACCGATACCTGCTGGAGCCTTGAAGACACCACGGCTTGCATCTGTTGATAGGTAGAGTCCTGCTACCGCACCTGATGGTCCGATCTTGCGTAGTGCACCAGCACCACGTCCAAGAGGATCAGAGATAAATACGTGTGGGTAGTAGACAGCGATTGCTGCTGAGTCTGTAAGAGATCCAGCAAACGAGATTGCATTTGCGACAGTCTGGCTAGAAGCAGTCTCAGCAACTACGAATGAGTTGTTTGATTCTGACCAACTTGATGCTGCGTCATACACTTCTGCTTCATCTGCTGACAGGCTGTGGATTCCTGGAAGGAATACGACGAGTGGACGAGCAAGAGGAGAGAAGTCTTCAAATACTGCAGATCCTGTTCCCTTGTAGTCTGTGTAGTCAGCGGCTACTGGAGTAGTTCCGTTTGATCCACCTGTCAAAGGATAGGTAGTTGATACTGGAACACCTGCAGCGCTGCTTGAGATTGTGATGTTTGGTGATACTAGGTTGACTACTGTCTCGGCAAAATCGCTAGACGCTGAGTCATCGAATACAACATTCTCATAGCGCTCAAGAAGGATGTCATCGTTAATATCGTTTGCTACACCAGACTCCTTGTAGACAGTCAATGTGTAGGTTGAAGCAACTGATCCAGCGGTTACAACAACACGAAGGTTGTTACCATCTGCTCCAGCGTTCTTTGATGTTACAGTAGCAACAACAAGACTTCCTGATGTAAGAAGGTTTACTGTTGCTGAATCTGCATCATCTGCAAGTAGACGCTTAACAAATAGTTCACGTCCACCGTTGGCAAAGAATGACCCAACACCGAAGGTGGCTGGGTAAGAAGCGTTGTATCCACCAAAGTACTTAGTGAACTCGTACCAAGATGTAACAAGAGTTACAGTCTCTGGGCCTTGTGCGAAAGGTGCAACAACTGCACCAGCAGAGTCTGCACTTACTCCCGCAGGGAGTGTTGCTGGTAGTAGGCGTTCACTAATGTAAACACCTGGGCGGCTATATGCCATTTTTTCTCCTAACTAGTTGGGTAAGGGTTCCTTATGGTGTCGTTATTGTGATCGGTTCTACAGCAGTAAACTGACCACGACCAATTACTTGGCTGCCAGTTGTGCCTGTAACGTTGAGTTCTTGTACCTTGTAGAGTTTATTGAATGTGGATGGAGCGATCTCGCTAGAGACACGCACCGTGATTGCGTTTACGAATAAACGTTTTCCTTGCTCTGTAATATCTCGCTTAGAGATATCAAGAACATCCAGACGACGTGTAGTTCCGAACTGAGTATTTTCACCCACATTCAAAACTGCAAATCGTAATGGAATCTTTGTGTACAGCAACTGCGCCAAGATCTGACGATCATGACGTGGCTGACGTGCATAGGTTGTGATCTGGTAATCAATATTTACTGGAACAGGAAAGTCCATGTCCTTACCATGCAGGTCTGTATCCCAGTTAACACCTGTTGCCATAGTGTCTGGGTCTGCGTAATAGTTAGGATTGACTTTGCCGCGATGTGCACGATCAAACGCCTCTGCGATATCGATCATGTCAATAGTGATGTAAGGGTATGACTGGTTACGGATTTCCTGGTCAGGTTGTCCAAACCATACGCCTACCTTGCGTTGTGGGCCATCTTCAGTAACTGACTTCTGATCAGTAACAAACATGTCTTTAAGTAGGTTACGAAGTGCTTCATCTTCATCTAACAAGAAACTCATAGGTGATCCTCCAGATGCTGGAAGAGGCGATTGACTAGGAAGTTCTCTGACTCAGCGGTGCGATTTGCTGTATGGCGAATGGCTCCACTTGGTTGTCTGCTAGGAGTTCCGTACTCGTAATCGAGTGCCTCGGCATGATGCTTCTCACTGACATTAGCAGCAAAGCCGTTCTTGCTGTAGGAGACACTGGTGCTGCTCACGACGTGCGATGGCCATCCATTTGCTTTGGCTTCTGATCGCAGGTGTGCTCCTACAAGTCGAGAGGTCTCGTGGCTTGCTTTGTGAATGGAGTTAAGGACGTGGTCTTTCTTCACTTCTTTTTCCTGGCCTTCGCAACGGTTTTGCCAGCAACTTTTCCACCGACGTAGCCTGCGATAAGACCAGTAATAATTGGTTGTTTGTCTTTTGGACGATAGCCGAATGCACCACGCATAAACTCTTCGACTTCATCTTTGCCGTTCAATTCAGCGGCACGCTCATACCAAGGCTTCCAAGCCATAATAAACCCCTTTATCGCAAGTAGTGGGAACTACACAGGCACCGCAGCGGTGGTCTGATATTGCAATGATAAATGAAAAAGCCACCCGTAGGTGGCTTAGTCATTACTTCTTTTTAATCTTTTTAACGATCGCCACGTCCATCTTGCGGTCGTCTTCCTGAGACTTAGGCTTGCGGTGCTTCTTGTCCATCTTCTCAAACATAGCCTTCTGCTTTTTGTCTAGACCCTTAGTGGTCTTGGCATCCTGCCTCTTGTCTGAGTCTTTGGTGTATTTCACTACATGCCTTTTTTCTTGTTCATAGTCATCTTTGGCGCTTTACCTTTTTTAAGGGCTTTGAAGTCAGCGCCAGTGATCTTGTCTGTTGGCTTTGCAGCCCCAGCGATCTTCATCTGCTTAGGAGTAAGAGTCTTCTTCATCACTTCTTGTCCTTCTTCTTCTTAGTCGGTTTACTTGTGGCTTTTGCAAACTTCTTATTAGCAGCGGCAAGAGTCTTCATGCCGTGTTTATCCTTAGGCTTCATGCAGCCACAGGTTGCACACATTACTTCTTCTTTGCCTTACATGCTTTACAGGTACCGCAAGTACACTTCTTTGCTTTTGACTTTGGGCCTTTACCAAATCCTGGCTCACCCTTTTTCTTACCACATCCACATGCTGCACACATTTACTTGCTCACTTTCTTCTTAGGTTTGGATTTTGGAACGCCCTTTGCAGGAACGCAATTAGGAACTTTCTTGCCATTCTTCATCTTCATACCTACCTGGGTGTAACCATCCCAGCAAGGATCTGTCTTCTTGGTTGCCATTAGCAATCCCACTTTCGTAGTGCCAAGGCTTTACGGGTTGGCTTGCCGTTCTTTTCCATAGGACCTTCCATGCCTCCCATACGTGCACAGAAGGACTTACGTCGTGCTGCAGACTTTGGTGACTTTTTTGCTTGCTTAGCAGATACTGGAGGTTTTAAATCTGAACCAGGGTTAGCCTTCTCGTAAGACTTACGTCCCTTTTCGTTAAGGCCGCCTTTGGCGTTCTTACCTTCTTTGCGTTGCCATGCTTCTGACTTAGCCATTCTTCTTGTGCCAATCTTTAGTCGCCTTAACTCCTTGGGCAATTGTCTTTGCCCCTGCCTTCTTTGTCAGGTTAATCTTGTCGTAGGCTCCACCTCGTTTTGCGTGGTCGACGATTACATCACCCTGCTTGTTCTTTTTGATTGTGTGAACTTCACGGGCTGGCTTACCAGGAACTTTAATACCAATCTTTACTGGCTTCTCAACTGGCTTCTTCTCAGCCATTACTTCTTCTTCTTCTTTGAAAGACCTGCTTCTGAAAGAGAAATTGCAAGGGCCTGCTTCTTTGATTTAACTATTGGGCCCTTTTTAGATCCGCTATGAAGTTTACCTTCTGAGTACTCCCGCATCACTTTCTCAACCTTGCCCTTGTTAACTTTCTTCGCTGCCATTACGAATCCTCCCAATCATCGAGGTCTTCCTCGTCTAGGGCGTGCTTGTCGTAGTCGAGGTCATCTAATTCTACCTCTTCGTCCTCAAAGAGCGAAGGGTCTAACTCTGTCTCGAAATCTTCCATCACAATCCTTCCTGAAATTAAGACTCAGGATAATAAGGAATTACGTACTGCACACTGTTAATGAGGACCTTTAGATATCCAGCAGGTGTTGCTGGTAGAGCACTTGCTGCTCCTGCACTTCCGACAGTCGTCTGTGTGTCACCTGTTGCAAAAGCGGTTGATCCACTTGTTCCTTGTGAGCCAAGTGTTCCCTGGATACCGACAGTGCCTTGTACTCCTTGTACTCCCTGTGTTCCTTCAGTGCCTTGTGTACCTGTACCAGTTGCACCCTGTAAACCAGATGCGCCTTGTGTACCTTCAGTACCTTGGCTACCAACTGTTCCTTGAGTTCCTTGCAATCCTTGTGCGCCAAGAGTTCCTTGAGCACCTTGCGTGCCAACTGATCCTTGTGTGCCGTCAGCGCCCTGCGCTCCAACTGTGCCTTGCGTTCCTTGAATAGCAGCGCCTTGTGCTCCCTGCGTTCCAAGAGAGCCCTGTACACCCTGTGCACCAGTTGATCCCTGTGTGCCTTGTATAGATGCGCCTTGAGTTCCTTGCGTACCCTGCGCCTGTGCAAAACCTGCACCAGCAGTTCCTTGAACACCCTGTACTCCACGGAATCCCTGTACACCCTGTGTACCTTGCGCTCCTAGATCTCCGTCAACACCTTTTGCGCCTTGCGCTCCTGTTGCACCTTGCACACCGAGGTGTCCTTGTGCACCTTGTGCACCTGCAGTTCCACGAGATCCCTGTACACCTTGAATACCTTGATCGCCATCATTTGCAGCAGTACCTTGTACACCTTGTACACCTTGTGCACCACTTGCACCAGATGATCCCTGCACACCTTGTGAGCCACGAGTTCCTTGTGTTCCTTGTGTTCCGTTATCGCCATCAATACCTTGTGCACCAGCACTACCTTGTACACCCTGCGTTCCGTTAGTTCCGTTAGAGCCACCAGTACCTTGTGCACCAGTTGCACCACGAGATCCTTGAACACCAGTACGGCCTTGTACACCTTGCGTACCTTGTGTACCTTCAAGACCATTGTCAGTCTCGATAGACTGCACACGAGTATTAAGGTCTTGAAGAGAGGCGTTGAGAGTTGTATCCCAATTTGCTTGGCCCCTAGTAGGTAGAGTGAATGTCATGAGAGATTACCTTTCTTACAAGCCATACTCGCCAGTGCCGTAACCATCAAGACCATATGCATTATTGGTATTGATAGTTGCAGCGCTCTGGTAAGGAAGTGATTGGAATTGCGGATCATTAACAAGTTCTTCAGCATTGACCTGGTTGCAGTCAATAGTGACCACTGAGTAGCGCTCTTTGTAGAGACCACGAGGAAGGACACGGGTAGGAACGAATACGAGGTCGTGGAATACGACACGGTCTTTAATATGCTGTGCTGGATCTGTAATCATTGCTGGAAGAAGTCTGTTGATATCTGCCACAGCAACTACTAGGCGCAATGTATCTGTGGTGTAGTAACCACGTTCATTCATGATGTTAGTACCACGTAATTGTTGCGCCATAATAACGGGCAGTTTGAACGGCTCATTCCAGCGGCGACCCTTGCCATCTTCCTGGTTGGAGACGTCATAGACTGGGTCGACAAAGGTGTCATAGTCAGCAGCAAGGGCAGCATCATCCCAGAGCCACCAGTTGACCTCTGTACCTACAGGGTCACGGAGTTCGTCAACGATGCCTTCATCCATTGACATAGTCTCATAGTCGATCTTAAATCGACCCTGTACCTTGTTACCACGCATGGTTAGGATTATCCCCTATCGGTACTAAGAAAAAAGTATTAAGGGGCGACCTCTACTTCTACCCAAGAGACCGTCTCTTCATCTTGTTTATACTTTAAAAAATTAAAGCGTCGACTTCTTCTTCCGTGAGTGGAGTGCCTGACATGAGTTTAGCCTTAGCACTTGCTTTTAATGCCATCAATGGAGTGATTTTAGATTCCCCTGGTAAACCTTTTCCACTAGGGGCATTGACCAAAACTGCTGGATCATGTGCAGCAATTGAAGCCTCGGCCCAAGCAGCAGCCTCTGCCTCAGAGTCAAATGGGTCGCCGTTTGGGTAATCTGGTTGGAACTGGTACGGAACATCCTCATCGCCGTTAAAGATTCGAATAGCGAACCCGTTCTCGGCAGTATCTATCTCGTAACGTTTTGTCATTTCATGCCTTTCTTATGCGTAAGTAATTGCTTCAACGGTGTTGTCTCCGCCTGTAGTCATAAACATTCCATTGCCATACGCAGTGTAATTTACTGAACCATAGTTTGTTGCGCCTGCACGTGTGCGTTCTGTCCACGTGATTGCATCTGTAGAGTTCAATGAGTTCTTGAAGTTGGTTCCAGAAAGAATCAAGAACATGGAGCCCGCAACCCCAGGGACTCGACCCATTGCGCTAGGCGCAGTCCTTGTTACCCAAGTAATTCCGTCTGTGGTTGTCTGGTAAGTGGCACTGCCCTGATGGGGAACAAAGAACACGGAGCCGTTCCATCCGATTCCTGGTCCGACATTGCTTGCTACGTTCATAGTCCTTGCAGTCCAAGTAATTCCGTCTGGAGAAGTCTGTGCTTCGTTGGATGTATTTGACACAGAAAGAAAAATACCGTTACCCCATGCCATGCCACCCCAGCCAGCGGCTGAGGTACCAGTTCTTGCAGTCCAGTTAGTTCCGTCTGTCGAAGTCTCGATGAGAGTCGTGCCATACCCTGTTGCAGCAAAGATTGACCCGTTCCAGACCATTCCAAAACAGTTCTTGGAGCCATAGGTCCTTGCAGTCCAAGTACTTCCGTTAGATGATGTAGCGTAATCGGAACCCCCACCTGGCATGACAATAATGGTGCCATTCCCAGTAGGATTTCTCCAGGAAGTAGCACTGGGTAAAGTCCTTGCAGTCCAAGTATTTCCATCTGTTGAAGTCTGTGCTACGTCCTCGCCGTAGTTTCCAGGAGGTGAACCTGGGACAAAGAATTGTGGAGCGATGAATACCCCATTGGCAAACCACATTGAGTAGTTTTTGCCCGAAACCATAGAAGTCTTTGAAGTCCAATTACCAAATACAGGAGCAGCAAGGGGAGTTACAGAGTTAGAAACAGAAGAAGCCGCAGATGTTCCATTGGCATTAGTTGCTGTCATAGTAAAGATATAAGCCTGACCTTGAGCAAATGTTCCAGTAACAGTAAGAGGAGTCGAAGAGCCCGAAGTAGATAGAGAAATTGAAGGACTACTTGTTACTGTGTAAGAACTAATTGCAGAGCCACCAGTAGCACCCTCTGTAAATGGCACAGAGACAGTAGTGTTATTTGTTCTTGTAACTGTACCAATAGTAGGAGCCTGTGGAACAGTTGTGGCTGTAATGCTATTAGATGCCGCTGTTGCTGCAGATGTTCCTGTTGTGTTACCGCCTGTTACAGTAAATGTGTAAGAGGTCTGACTTGCAAGACCAGAGACAGTTACTGGAGAAGTTGCTGCAGTTCCAGTAAGTGATCCTGGGTTACTTGTTGCTGTATAGGTAGTTACTGTTCCGCCTGTTGTATTGGGCGTAAATGCAACTGTAGCGGCGCCATTATTGTATGCACGGCTAGTGCCTACGTTAGTTGCCGTACCTATAGTGGGAGCATCAGGTACATCCATGATTTCAGAGATAGCACTAGCGCCATCGGGGGTTCCCTCGATGCGCTCATCTTGTGCTCTGCGATTACTCACGGCGTCTCCTTAAAACTTTGGGGCGAAATTAAATGACGAGAACTGCTGCTTCTTCTGCAGTAAGAGGTTCACCAGCGACTAACTTAGCCTTTGCTGATTCCTTCAATGCTGCCTTTGCTGCTGCTTCTGCTTCTCGTGCTGCTTCTGCTTCGGCAAATGCTGCTGCATCTGCTTCCATCTGAGCGATCTCTTCGGCTGTGAGTTCTACGATTGACTCTTCGCCTGTTGAGCAGTCTACAATGACCTTAGTTGGAACTGACATGTTTATCTCCTAAACGGGTTTGAGTTGTTAGTTTATCTTACTTTTATTCTTCTGTGCGGAGAACCCAGCGACAAGTTTCCTCGTCAAAGGCGTAATCTGCATGTGGCTCTAGACGAGGAGCAATGAATGCATCACGAGCCTCGTCGTAGTAGTATCCAATTCCCGCAAAATTCTTACGGATGTTTCCGTTGTATGAAGTTTGAATCCATCGTCCACCAAGACCCAGATCATCAGCCAAGAACTCTTGACCACGATGCTCCTGGGCATTAGGAACTACTAGTACCTGAACGACTTCGTTACGATCATTTACTTCTGCAAAATGTGCCATTAGATTGGATACCTCACAATTACTAGACCTGAACCGCCGTTTTTAGGTGAAGCAGGTGCATTACCTGCACCACCGCCACCAGAACCACCACCAGTGTTTGCAACACCTGCTCCTGATTCTTGAGTTCCATCATTTGATGCACCTCTACCACCGCCACCAGAACCTGCTGCACCTGCATTTGCTGCGGTGTCATTTGTTCCACCGCCACCGCCACCAGCAATAAACCCTGATACGCCAAGCCCGACTACTGATAACCAAGATGAATAGGCGTTAGTTCCAGCGCCACCATCGCCTGCTTTAGTAGTAGTTGCAGTTCCACCAACGCCACCTGCTCCGCCACCACCGCCACCACAGTGATTAACCCAGTTGCTAGGTCCGCCATTCCCACCATTGTTACCTTGACCTGATGTTCCTGTGCCGCCAGTTCTATTGGCGGTATTAGTACTTACAAAATCGTATGCTGCACCACCACCACCTGAACCACCGTTTTTAGGTGGTGACGCAACGTTGTTACCAACACCACCACCACCACCAACAGCAGCAGTTAATGCACCAAATTGTGAATTTCCACCTTGAACACCGTTACTAGTGTTGTACGCACCAGCGGCACCTGCTCCAATAGTTACTGTATAACCCGTAGTTGTTAATGAGTTTGCAGTTGAATAAGCAACACCGCCAGCACCACCACCACCTGAGTATGGCCATCCGCCTGAACCACCACCTGCTACTACAAGTACATCACAAGACAATCCCTTTGCAGGGGTAAATGTTCCTGATGATAAAAATGCGTGGTACCAGTAAGTACCGTCAGTCATAATGGTATCGCCACCTGTTGCGTATGGCACGATTGCTGGGGTTGTACCTAACTTTGCTACGCCGTAGAGGTAGAAGGTTGAGTACTGGGCAAAGTTGTTTGATTGACCTGTCAAAGTAATAGATGTAATTGCAGAAGTGGTAGACCATAAACCTGCAATTAAATCTTGATACACACCACCTGATTGATTGCCTTCGCTTACACTGTCAATACTAAAAGATTTGTAATTACTAGAAGTATAGTTAGGAATGTATACTTCATTAGATGCAAAAGTAGATGCGTAAAGCACACCAACAGAGTTCATACCTATTCCCGTAGCACCTCCATTGGCGCTTGTTGCTGTGCTATCTCCACCTTCAAGAATTTTTGAGGAGTAAGTGCTAGTGGAACCATTGACAGTCAAACTTATTCCCTGCCATACACCACCAGCAACTTGTCGTGGACTGATTTTCAATACCAAATCAGTGTACCCAGTTTGGGGTATTCCTGAGAAGGTTACTGAGGATGCTCCCGCTGCTCCGACGGTGATTTTTTCTAGCAAAACGAAATTTGCACTCATAATATATTTATCCTTTCGTTAAGCGGCTGCGATGCCATAGAGATTGAATGTGCTGCCAGTTAAAAGCGTTCCAATATAAGGATAAATATAAATGCTAGAAATAGCAGTTGTGTTAGCAAATAGATTTGACGATGCTACTGTCCAATTTGTCGCTGTTCCTGCTCGAACTAAAATAGTTTTGTATGTCGTACTGTTTGCATAATTCATAATTTCATATTTAGCCATACCTGAAAAATCACTAGGAAAGCCAGTAGAACCGCCATAATTATCAATTAGTATTCCTGAGCCGCCTAGAGCAGTTTGATTATATCTGCTAGAACTTGCTGCACTTCCATTACCAAGTAACCAAGTAGTTGAATAAACGCTTGATGTGTTGTTATTTGGTCGCATATATAAAGGTGTGTTATTGCTTAATGCAGCATTTACAACCAAAACCAAATCAGTATAGGTGCTAGGGATGCTTGAGAATGTAACAGATGCCTGTGCTGATGCAAGAGTCTCTGTAGCGATTGCCTCGTATGTATTTCCTGCGGCCATAGTTAGTTCCCCTTAATTCCGTATAGGGCGAACTGTGTGTATTGAGCAAAGTCGCCTAATTCTAAAGTAAAAGTTAAAGAAGTTACAGCAGTAGTATTCATCCATAATCCAGATTGAAAACCAATATAACCACTTCCGTTGGCATCAAAACCATTTAGAAAACGCGCAGTTTTATTTTTAGAAGTATTAGCATAATCTAAAACGTCAAGTACTAAGGATGAAAAAACTGATGCAGTTTGATTTGCCGCTGGATTATCGTAAATATGAATGTAAGTCTGTGATGTAAGTGCTAATGCACTTGCAGAACTGCCATTGCCTTCTAATCTGTGACTTGCATAATTACTTCCGCTATCGCTGTTTAACCTTAAATAAACAGCGCGTGGACCAGAAGCGGCAGTTGAACGGGCAATGCCTCTAATCTGTAAATGCTGATATGTGCTAGGAATAGAACTAAATGTAATAGATGCTGCTCCACCTGCTCCTACCGTAGTGGTAGCAATAGAGTCATAGGCACCAGTAAGGAAGGATGTAGGAGTTACTGAAGAGGATGCAGCAGATGTAGCAGATCCTGTTGCATTAGAGGCTGTCACAGTGAAGGTATAGGCAGTTCCGTCGGTAAGGCCAGTAACATTTATAGGAGATGATCCTGTTCCTGTAATTCCGCCAGGTGAAGAGGTAGCGGTAAAGGTAGTTGCAGTTCCTCCAGTAACGGCTGCTGTGTAGGCTACAGTGACTGTACCTCCAGCAGTAGTATCTGCTACAGCGCCAATGGTAGGAGCATCAGGTACGTCAGCGATCGCAACACCACTCTTAGTGATGCTGGATGCATTTGCTCTCTTGATATTAGCCATAAGGCTTATTGTCTCCTATCAGTTCTGAGAAAAAAGTATTAAGCAGGCAATTCAATTGGCGTAAATTTAATTAATCCATCTTCTAGGGTTGCACCAGCATCTGACTCTTGGGCAGCGGCAAGCATTGCTGCTGCTGTGGTCTCTGTTACAGACCAGGCAGTCAAAGCGCTAGGGTTAATTGAACCTCTGAGCAGGTAGCAGTAGACCAGTGTTGCTGGGTCAGATACATCACCTGTAGCAAACACTGGCTCAATACGAACCTCATCATTATTTACAGTGGATGTAGGATCAGTACCTTCACCGTTTTCCCACTTTAACTTCCATGTGTAGTACTTCATGCTAACTCCTTCTGAGTTTGTCCTGTGATCTGCTGCATCTCTTGAGAGACTGCACGGATTCCGCCCTCTGGCGCCATTTCAAGAGCACCAATCTGACGAAGTGAATCTAGGTGTGCAGCCTGTGCCTGAGTGCCACCGATAGCCTCTAGTGTAGCCTGACGGCTTAATCTTTTGTTCCAATAGTCTGGCTGTGCTGCTTCAATCTCTGCACGAGTGTACTTGTGCTTGAAAGAGTTGTAGATGTTCATCAACATATCTAACTCTCTGAAGGCGCCGATCCCAACGAGGCGAGTCTGCTCAAGACCTAATTCCTTGATCTGAGCATCAATCTCATCTACCTCATCACCTGTAGCACGAAGTTTGTTGATCTCAATCTCAGTCTTCTTCATCTCAAGGCTCACAGTCTTGATGGTGTAGTAGAGTTGTTGGAGTTCTATAACAGTCTGCTGGTAGCGCATCTCATCTGTATCGTGCTGATTCACAACAAACTTCTCTAACTGGAAGTCAGAGCGTGACTGTTGAACTTCTGCCATCGCTAATAAAATGTCAGGCGTGAATTTTTCAGTTATGTCTGGTAGTAGTTCCATGTCTCCCCGCCTACTTTTGCTTCAATATCTCAAGTAAAAGATTCATTATAGACCTGCGCTGTTAGCCGCTGCGCCGTTGGCAGAACCTACTCTAGCAGTTGATAAAGTTGCTGCTAAATTACTTCTTGTTTCATTAGAAAATGTTAACTTTTCAATCTTAGAGGTGTAGGCTCCAGTATTTCCACCAGCAAAATAAGCAGCCACGCCACTGTCGGCACAACCTGCCATATAACCAGTAGCGGCAGATAAAACTGCGCTAAGTGTTGATTTTGTTTCGCCTGAATATGCTAATTTGTCAATCCTAGTAACTGTAATTGTTGCAGCATTATAACCGCCAGCAATATACATGGCAGTTCCACTATTAGAAGCACCTGAAGGACCAAGCATAATATCAGTCAATACTGCTGCAATAACAGAGGTGGTATCTCCTGAAAAAGTTATTTTGTCTATCCTGTCTGCCCTGCCGTTTACATCGTTATCACCACCTGTGAAATAAGCCGCTGTACCACTATTCGCCGCACCTGTGAGTGCGTATCTGCCGTTGCTTAATGTAGCCGAGAGCGTAGTCTTTGTATCTGCCGAAAAAGCAACTTTATCTATACCCGTCAGGTATGCGCCACCAGCCGTATACCCAGCAGTACCAGAGTTTGCGGCACCAGCAATAGATGAACGCGCCGTGGTTAAGGTAGCCGCTAAAGTAGACCTAGAATCTGCTAAAAAAGTTACCTTATCTATTACAGACGTGTTGGAACCCCCCGAATCTCCTCCCGCAAAATACCCAGCAACTCCACTATTTGCGTATCCTGCCAAAAAGTATCTTCCAACAGATAATGTTGCAGTCGATGTGGTCTTTGCATCTGAGGGGAAGGATATTTTGTCAATGCCAGCAATAGTCCCTGTATTGTAACCGCCAGCAAAGTAAGCATCGCGGGGTGCTACTGGGGTTACTGCACTAGAGGCAGAAGAGGCAGTGGATGAACCATTAGCATTGACTGCAACAATCTGAACTGTGTATGCCTGATTAGCAGCAAAAGTTCCTGTAACAGTTAGTGGGCTTGTAGTACCAGAAACTGACAAAGAAACAGATGGGCTAGAAGTTGCTGTGTAACTCGTAATAGCAGAACCACCAGTAGCACCAGCAGTAAACGGCACTGATAAAGTTGTTGAGTCGGTAACTGTAACCGTGCCAATAGTAGGTGCTTGCGGAACGGTAGTTGCAGTAATAGAAGATGAAGCAGCAGAGGTGAGAGTGCCGTTTGCATTAGCAGCACTTACTGTGAATGTGTAAGAAGTAGCAGACTGTAATCCAGTCACTGTAATAGGAGATGTACCTGTGCCAGTAAATGAGCCTGGTGTAGATGTGGCGGTAAATGTAGTAGCAGTTCCACCAGTTGCTGCTGCTGTGTAAGCAACAGTTGCAGAGCCATTGTTATAAGCACGGCTAGTTCCAACGTTAGTTGCTGCTCCGATGGTAGGGGCGTCTGGAACGTCGGCAATAGGCGTGTTACCGCCCATGACGCTCTTTAATGAGACCCTGTTAGTGATAGTCACTTGATATACCTCTAACTAGTTAATTAGGAAATTTCGCTGCCAAATAGTGAGAATGATAGGTTTGCAGTTGAAGCAAATACACGAACCACATCTGTAGTTGCTAGAGTCATTCCAAGTGTTAACGCTGTCGTATCAGAGGCTGCAACTGTTGCACCGTAAACGATGTAGTGCTTGGCTTCTGCTGCCGCACCTGCTGGGCTAACCGCAATACGGTAGGTAGCAGAAGAGGCTGCCTGGTTGCAGATGATGATCGTTGAGACCACGGCTGAGGTTGATGCTGGGACTGTGTACAGCGTAGTCAGCGTGGTTGCCGCTGGTGCTGCTTGAGCAATTGTCTTGTAAACTGTAGGAATTTTCTTTACTCCTTCTCTAAGATATCACGGCGTTTTAACCCCGCGACCAATTCTGACACATAACTTATGTTCAATCCGTACTTGCGAGAAATATCTGACTGGAACATTCCCTCAGAGACCAGTTTACGTATCTCCAGAACATCTGTATCGCTTAACTTTGCATTTGGGTGGTTTTCTCCAAAGACGTGACGACCTTTAGCAACCTTATCTTGTGCATTATCTTTAGGGGTACCAACAAAGAGGTGGTTTGGGTTTACGCAAGGAGGATTATCGCACGTATGGCAGGCATGCCATCTTTCTGGAACTGGTCTCCCATCCATCTCTAAAGACAATCTATGGGCGTATTGGAGCCCGTCATTCCACCAGATTAACCCGTAGTTGGCTGCCGTCTTGGTTCCTGTCCATTCCCAGCACTCGTCCTCAGTTTTCACATCGACGTACCCCCAGAACCGTTCTGTAAGGGTATGGCTTTTGCACAATAACGATGGAGCATAATTCCCCACCTGTGTTTGAGCAGGCTCTCCGCACCAACATAGAGGGGTAGGAGTTCCATATTTTTTGTTAATTTTCCAATGGGTACCGCATAAGCCGATAGAACGATATTTATTAGTACACCCTGAAACTGAGCAAGTTTTCATCCTAGGAGTATAGTGCTTACTGATAGGGTATACACCTATGAATCTAGTACATCGGTCTATTTTAAGCGGGGGAAAATTAGCCCCATTAGTTATTCCCTTCAGTTCCTCTCAAGGATTAGGGATAATGAATCCTTCCTTAATGGTGGATTCTGATGGTGACATTCTCGTCAACATTCGCCAGGTCAACTACACACTTTATATTGCGGAAAATGATCAAAAGTTTTTTAGTCCATGGGGACCGCTCTCTTACTTGCATCCCGAGGGAGATCAACGACTAGTTACGACCAACTACTTGTGTCGTCTTGATAAAAATCTCAACATGGTTAACTACACCAAGGTTGATTACTCCGCACTTGATGTTCCGCCTATCTGGACCTTCGTAGGAGAGGAAGACGCCCGTGTTGTGCAGTGGGATGGTGACTACTACTTGATCGGTGTTCGTCGTGACACCACACCTAACGGTCAAGGTCGCATGGAGTACTCCAAGATCGAGTTGGATAAAACTAACTGGACAGCCAAAGAGGTGCAGCGAGTTCGTATGCCGTCTACTGGAGATGACACTGCATACTGTGATAAGAACTATATGCCCATCATTGATAAGCCTTATCACTTTGTGAAGTGGACAATGCCTACAGAGGTAGTTTGGTCTAACCCAAATACTCCTGAGACTAAGCAGGTGCTGGTAAAAGAAACTCCTCCTGCTCCACGAGATCAACGAGGTGGATCGCATATTGTTCCTTGGGGCGATTTCTACATTGGTATCACTCATGAGGTTCAACTCTGGAAAAATTACTTGAATCAGAAAGATTCAATCTACCGTCATCGCTTAGTTGTTTGGGATAAAGAGTTTAACTTCAAAGGCCTTAGTGAACCGTTTTCTTTCTTAGACGTCCGTATTGAATTTTGCGTTGGAATGGCAATATTGGGTAAAGATTTATTGATAAGTTTTGGCGCAGCAGATAACGCTGCTTTTGTATTGCAGGTTCCAAAGAAGATTGTAAATGGAATGATTACGGAGGCTTTGTCTTATGGGAATTAAAGAACTAGCAACCAAGTTATCTGAAGATTCTTTTAACCCACAGATCAACTTTGATCTTGCACAAGCCTACGATGCACAAAAGCAGTACGCATCTGCTGCAGGCTTCTACTTACGTGCTGCAGAGTACGGCTACAAGACGCATCCACTGATTGCTTACGCATCTCTACTGAAGATGGCGTTGTGCTGGTCAGCACAGGGCGATCGCAATCGCACAGTGTTCAACAACATCTTGCAGGCTGTTGCATTCTTACCTAATCGCCCAGAGGCGTACTTCCTATTGTCTCGTATCCACGAACGCAACAAGGAGTACCAGCAGTGCTACACCTATGCAGAGATGGGTCTGCTCTATGCAACCGCTACCTTCCACAACCCTCTTCCAGCATACGTCGATTACAACGGCGCATACTGTTTGATGTTTGAGAAGGCTGTAGCAGGCTGGTGGTTAGGCCGCAAAGAAGAAAGCAAAGTTCTATTCCAGCATCTACTCGATGATCACCAGATGGCGCCAGAGTATGTAAGCGGTTGCCTCAATAATCTGAAATTATTCTAATATGTTTCCTAATTGGTTCAAGAGTGTAGAGAAGTACTTCCGTCATGTGCCAGATGTGCCACTTCGTGCATTACAGATTGGCACCTACACAGGCGATGCCACAGAGTGGTTGATCGACAACTGCGAGATCGAGTACCTCGATGACGTGGATACCTGGGAGGGAAGTGAAGAGAAGGCACATGATCAGATTGACTTTACATCTGTCGAGGATTACTACGACTCCAGGTTTAAAGACCCACGCATCACTAAGCACAAGATGACTAGTGATGAGTTCTTCAATCGCCCATCTCGTACCTATAACTTCATCTATATCGATGGCGATCACACCGCTCTACAGACAGCCTTGGATGGTCTTAACGCCTTCAAACTCCTTGAGAAGGGCGGCGTCATGGCATTTGATGATTATCTATGGAACTACAACGGAGACCGCTTCCTAGAGCCTAAGGCAGGCGTAGACGGCTTCCTAGAGGTGTGTAAAGATCAATACACCATCATTGAATCTGGCTATCAGTTGTGGATTGAGAAGTGCTAGATAACGCCTGCTACGAGGTCTTCCATACTGATACTGGAAATAACTTACGTAATAAATCCTATGAAGGAATTGTAGAGGCGCTCTCTTTTCTGCCACGTCTAGGTTCGCCCACGATGTACTTGAACACAGCAGATAAGGCTGAGGCATTCGTCAATCAGACACCTGGCTTCAAGGTCAACACCGTCCATGACTACTGCCAGCCAGGTGAGACATTCCCACCCTCTGCTGGTGTCATTGGTGTGTGGGCTAGTAACTATTTGGCTTATAAGAAGTTCCTGGAAACAGATTACGACACCCTGATCATCTTTGAAGATGACATCTTGGTGAGCAAGAACTTCAAAGAGATTGTCACCATGTACATGCAGGAGTTAATGCCCATCTGGGACTTCTTCTCATTCTTTGTTCCAGATGACTCTCTGTTTGCCTATAACGAGGCGGTGCATGATCTTGGTGAGGAATTTACTTGTCGCTCATACCAGCAGTGGTCATGTGCAGGATATGCAGTCAGTCGCAAGGGCGCCCAACGTGCAGTTGAGGATGTGGAATCACGAGGAATCAACTGCCCAGTAGATTGGTACATCTTTAACTTCCGCATGAAGCAGGAAGCAGATCAGATGCGTTTTAACACATTCACAGTTAAGCCTGGTGTATATCGCCCAATAAAGTTCTTATTAGAGGCAGCGCAAATCAGCCAAATACATAGGGGTAGTACAGAACTGCTTTAAGTTACATTCCACCGTAAAGAAGAACGGTGGTTGTTGGATCAGCAGAAACTTGTCCGATAAGTCCTTGAACACCTTGTACACCCTGTGTACCGAGAGTTCCTTGTACGCCTTGTACGCCTTGTACGCCTTGTGTTCCTTGTGTTCCCTGCGTACCTTGAGTTCCATCGGTTCCTTGAGTTCCTTGAGCACCGTTAGAACCAACAAAACCTTCAAGTCCTTGAACACCTTGAACACCTTGGACACCTTGTAAACCTTGTACGCCTTGAGTACCCTGTAGACCTGTGTCACCCTTATCACCAGTGCGAGCAAAGGTGATTACGATGTCATCTGAGTTAGACAGTGTTCCGTTACCAGACACGTAAGAGCAATTAACTGTAAACCAGCCAGTGTTATCTGTAAGAGAACCAATTGTGTAGAGTTTGAATATGCTGTCATCAAACTTCTTAGAGACACGGAAGTGGCCCTTGATAGTTGATGTTGAGTCATCGATTGTGTTTAAGAATGTTGAGAGATCTGTTGCAGCATCATCACTTGCATCGATGTACATAGCGGTTGCTGTTGTAGGAGAGGCATTGAAGCGAAGGTTTCCTGCACCTGGATCAGCCTCTGTTGTTGTAGTGCTGAAGGTGTAGTCAAATGAAGCGCCACCAAAGTTACCTGCAGAACCCTGTACACCTAGAAGGCCTTGTACACCTTGTGTACCTTGTGTGCCTTGTGTGCCCTGAGTTCCTTGTGTGCCCTGAGTTCCTTGGGTTCCTTGGGTTCCTTGGGTTCCTTGTGTACCTACTGTACCCTGTGCGCCAACAGTACCTTGCGAACCTACTGTGCCCTGTGCACCAGTAGTTCCTTGAACTGTCGGTACTGAGACATCAATGCCCTGTACTCCAGCGTTGTATGTGAAAGTGATGTTATTTAATGTTCCACGATTAATGATCGTGCTAAGTTCTGCAGCAGTCAGGTACTTATTAAGAGCACCTTCTGTAAGGTCATCAGTAGTGTCTAATGCGTTGCTGCTGATGAGGCTTGCGACATCGTCTTCATCAAGGAAGTATGGAAGGTCGCTGTAGACAGTACTGCCGCCTATACCAACTTTGAACTTACCAGTGTTGGTCTCGAAACCAATTTCACCAGCAGCGAGTACTGGATCAGAAGTGCTCCATTGGGTAGCAGTTCCACGGCGTACTTGGATTCTAATTGCCATTAAGCGTTTCCTCCATCGAAGGTTGTTTCAAAGTCAGTTGTTGCTGGTGCCCCACCATCCAGGTCATCTGGCTGTGCTGAACCAACAATTCCACCGTCTTCTGTTACTGGTTGGGCATTCGGTAAAAACTCTAACCAACTTACTCCGTTGTAAACAAAGAAACTCTGGCTAACAGAGTTAAAGTAGACGTCACCATCGTACTGTCCAGTAGGTTCTGCACTACTAGACAGTACGTTGATAGGGACGAGTGCTTTTCTGCTCATGTATTAGGCCTTAACTACCACTCTGTATGACTGAGTTGTAATTGGGGCTATTGCAAATCCGATTGTAACTGTGTCGTTTGTTACGTACACAATATCTGTTACAACTTCGGCCTTTGTAGAGGTATCCCATACGGTAACCATGATGTCTGTAGTTCCTAGGCTGTGTGTGATTGTGAACTGTGTAGTTCCAGTCACACCAGCATCTGTGGAAGTTCCAGTAATTGTTTCTGCGTAAGTTCCTAGTTGACCAGAGGTACCTTGAGCACCCTGAGTTCCTTGGGCTCCAAGTGTTCCTTGAGTACCGTCAGTACCCTGAGCACCAACAGTACCCTGAGCACCTTCAGTTCCTTGAGTACCAAGAGTACCTTGGGTACCTTCGGTACCCTGAACGCCTTGTGCACCTTCAGTACCCTGGGCACCAGTTGTACCTTGTACACCAGTAGCACCATCGAGGTTAATTGTCCATGAAGAGTATTCTCCAGAACCAACTACGTCGTTAACATTTACGACGAGTGTGTTAGTTCCTGATGTGTAACTTACTACCGTTGCAGACATGTGGTTGTTTACATCGTGTGCAACAACAACATCCTGACCTACTGAGTAAGAAAGATCTGGATCAGCCAATACAAAACTTACGTTATTTGCTACTGCAATCGAACGTGTAGTAGCAGAGGTTGTCTTGTAACGGTCTGAGTGTCCGTCAGTACCTTGAGTACCTTCTGTACCCTGGACTCCCTGAGCACCAACAGTACCCTGAGATCCTTCAGTACCTTGCGTACCTTCAGTTCCCTGTGCACCTTCGGTTCCCTGGGCTCCTTCGGTGCCCTGGGCTCCTTCAGTACCTTGAGTTCCATCAGTACCCTGGGTTCCTTCTGTACCTTGAATTCCTTGTGCAGCAAGTAACGTCCAGAATGCTCCTTCTGAAGGAGTATTTCCAACAGTGCCACCATTAGCATCAATTCGATACCAAGTCTGACCGTTGTAAGTTGCTACATCGCCAATTGCATACGCGGTTCCTACGCCATAAGCGCCAGTAAAGTTCCATAGTGCCGCTGTTCCTTGAGTTCCTTGAGCACCTTCAGTACCTTGAGTACCGTCTGTACCCTGGGTTCCTTGAGTTCCTTCAGAACCCTGGACTCCCTGTGTACCTTCAGACCCTTGGACTCCCTGTACACCTTCGATACCTTGAGCACCTTCGGTGCCTTGAGTTCCTTGGGCTCCGAGTGTTCCCTGAGTTCCTTGAGAACCGACAGTGCCTTGAACGCCTTGGGCGCCTTCAGTACCCTGTGTACCTTGAGCACCGACGTCGCCAGTACGAGCAAAGGTGATCAGTACAGAGTCTGCTTCTGAGAGTGAGCCTGAACCGCTGAGGTAGGTCACGTCAATGTTAAAGTATGTAGCGTTGTCAACCATTGAGTTGATTGCGTACATCGCAAATACTGCAGGGTTAGACTTTAAGGAAACTTTTACGTGTCCCTTAATTGTCGATGTTGAATCATCGATTGTCTGCAGGTAGTTTGAGATATCTGTGTTTGAAGCATCGACGTCATCGATAAACATGTGAGTTGCACTTGCTAGTGCAGCATTAAATCTAACGACGTTATCGCCTGGATCTGATGCAGTTGTGTCAGTGTAGTAGAGATACTCAACAGTCACACCACCGAATGATCCAGCAGCACCAACAGTACCTTGAGATCCTTCTAGACCCTGCGCTCCTTCGGTACCCTGAGTTCCTTGGGCTCCTTCTGCTCCTTGTGTACCTTGAGTTCCCTCAGTTCCTTGAACGCCCTGTGTACCTTCAGTTCCCTGTGTACCTTGAGTTCCTTCTGAACCTTGTACGCCTTGAGTTCCGTCAGTTCCCTGTGTGCCTTGTGCACCTTCAGATCCCTGTACTCCTTGCGTACCTTCTGTACCTTGGGCTCCAAGAGTTCCTTGAGTTCCCTGCGATCCCTCTGTACCCTGTGTACCTTCAGTACCTTGAGCACCTTCTGCACCGTCGGTACCCTGCGCTCCTTCTGCACCTTGAGCGCCATCAGTACCTTGAGTTCCTTGAGTACCTTCAAGACCTTGTGCACCATCGGTACCTTGTGTACCTTGAGCACCAACATCTCCTGTACGAGCAAAAGTGAATAGTAAATCGTCTCCATCGGTAAATGACCCATTACCAGAGACATAAGCAACTTCTACATCAAACCAGTTTGCTGCTGAATCTGTAGCACTAGAGATTGTGTAAAGTGCAAATGTAGATGTGTCAAACTTCTTAGAGACTTTAACGTGACCCTTGATGGTAGATGTTGAGTCATCGATTGTTGCTAAGAAGTTAGAGACGTCGTAGTTACCATCAGCAGGATTGTCACCTAATGCAATGTGTGTAACTAGAGTTTCATCTGCGTTGTTTAGACGAGCCTTGTTGTCACCTGGGTCTGCCATTGTTGTGCTGTCGTCATAGACGTACGCAACTGTGATACCGCCAAATGAACCTTCAGCACCTTGTAAGCCTTGCTGACCTTCTAATCCTTGAGCACCTTCGGTGCCCTGTACGCCATCAGTACCCTGTGTTCCTTGGGCGCCTTCTGTACCTTGCGCTCCTTCAGTACCCTGTGAACCCTCGGTACCTTGCGTACCTTCTGTACCTTGAGCACCTTGAGCACCTTCGGTGCCCTGCGTACCGTCTGTTCCTTGTGTACCTTGAGCACCCTCTGTACCCTGGGAACCTTCAGTACCTTGAGTTCCATCAGTACCCTGGGTTCCTTCTGTACCTTGCGTACCATTAGCACCATCAAGTCCCTGTGCACCAGCAGTACCTTGCGTACCCTGTGCACCAGTAGTTCCTTGGGTTCCTTCGCTTGCGTTGATCCACGCAGTACCATTCCATGTCTTTACAACATGGTCAGTCGTGTCGTAGTAAATCTGACCTTCGACTGGGTTGGTTGGCTGGCTTATTGTAGGGAGATTCTGAATACGGGCATTCAGAAGTTCTAATTTACCTAAATCAATTGGGGTTAAAAACTTACGGGCCACGGTCTATCTCCTTTAAGATAAGTAGGCATTACCTGAGAATGATGCTTGGAATGAGACCGTTAATGAGTTCGAATTAGTGTACGTAATTTCACCTTCAACAATGTTACCAGCAGAGTCTACAACTGTAACGTTAGGCTTGAATCCTAAATTATGGGCAATCGTCCAGGAGTCGCTGGACGACCCCTGCATGTGCTCATATGAGACACGACTAACTGTAAAGTATTTATTTGTCGTACCCTCAGTAAGATCATCAGTGGTACTAATATCTGAGCCGCTAACTCCAGGCTCACCTTGTGGACCTTGTGGACCTGCAACACCCTGAGTTCCTGTACCAGTTGCTCCTTGAGTACCCTGTGTTCCAGCACCAGTAGTGCCTTGAACGCCTTGGGTACCTCGTGTACCTTGGGCTCCTGTAACTCCTTGAGTTCCCTGAGCGCCAGTTACTGCTCCGCCACCAGAGCATGAACTGCAACCGCAATTTGATGCATGGACAGTTCCTTCAGGTGTTGTTATGAGTACGACGTTGTTAACTGCAATTGGTACCGTTGCAGATCCTGGACGGGTGTACTGATTCGTCATTGGCTTACCTCTTTTGTAACGAAGATTATTCCAGAGACATAAGTATGCGTTACGCCTTCTGCATCTGTTAATTGTACGTCATAGTAGGATTTGCCAGGAAGTAAACGAGTCTGCTCACCAGTAAGTGAAAGAACCAGTGTTCGTTGGTTATCGCCATCTTCAGTAATGTTTGGTTTTGTCACAGTAAACTCAGCGAACACAACTGCTGCACCTGGAAGTGATCTGATCTCTGCCAGTGGGGTTAAGTTGTCAACTTCAAAGTCTAGACGAATAGAGAACTCATAGTCATCGCCTTCGTAGATATTCAAGTCTTGTACAACAGTCGTTGGAGTTGGCTTAACATTTCCATAGGTAGGGATAGGTAGACGAACTCTGGTCTTAGGTGACTTGTTGTCAATTTCTTGTGGTTCAAAGACTGGCACGTATTCGTTGGTGGTCTTTGAGATACGGCGTAAGGAGAACACGTCGATCTTGTACAGACCGATACCGAGTTGAGAGCAGAGTTCCTTGTACTGATTCTTGCGAACTTCAATCATCTGCATCAATTGACGATAACGTTCAGAACGAGGAATCATCACTCCATCTGGCGCTTGGATGTCAATATCAAAAGAGGCATCGGTAGCCAGTGTGTACATGGCTAGAGTAGATGCGTAAATAATTATTGGGTACTCTTCTACCGTAGGCAAATTTGAAAGAGTCATTGTGCGGCCGTAAGAGTCTGTGTGAAAAGTAGTGTGTTGTGCAAATGCGTCGTTGATATACTGACAAACTTCAGTCTCTGTAAAGTACTTGAAGTAATTTCCAGCAACGATAACGACATCTCCTGCAGCAGGGGTTGTGTCAAAGACGATATGACCTGTTGCCTCTTCTACCTCTACATCAGTAGATACATCTGTTCCATCTACATTGATAGCCAGATATGCACCATCAAGAGGAGAATAGGGAACGAGAAAACGGTTAGTGGTGCCATCGGCAACGAATTGGTAGACGAAAGACCGACCAATGTCACCAAGTTCGTAACGTAGGCGGTTTGACATGCTGTCTACTGTAGCCACATAACCTCCGTTAAATTACTGTGCCTATCATCTCGTGTAATCAAGATTTACACAGTGCAAAAAAGGCCCAACCCCCAACTGGGAGGAGGGCGGGAACCAGTTGAGGGTCGGACTACTTGTGACGTCTAGTGTTTAGTTAGGACGCCAAATATATCCAAGTTGCTCAAGGTAAGCCGCAAGACCTGATGGGACTCGATACTTAACGCCAGCCTTAAAGGTGTAAGCATTGCCTACGCCGTAAGTCATGTCTTCGATGTCAGTGATTGTACGGATGACGACCATGTCACCTGCAGTTGATACTCCGACATTTTCGATCTCGTCTAGTACGAGTGGAGCATCTGGATTCTTAGGATCAAAGACATCCTTCTCCAGACTCTCTGCCTCAAGTTGCGTAGCGATTGAGATTTCTTCTGCACGCTTCTTTAACTCTGCTGCGTTCTTCTTTGTTGCTTGCTCTTTAGCACGACCTGTTGCGTCTAAAGGACTTACTGGTGTATTTGCCACGGTATGTATTCTCCTAAGTTAGTTTGATTAAAATTGCCTGTGGCCCCAGGAAGGAGTAGGAGCCACAGGCAGTTTATTAATTTGTATAGACTTTAACGATCGCTTGATCGGTAATTACGCCTAGGCCCCAGATTGCGTACCATGCAAGAGCGTGCTCACGACCGAAGTCAAGAACTCCACCGTCACGTAGTTCAACTGGAAGAGAGATTGCGTGACCAAATGCGTTGTCACCAATCATGATTGATTCGTAAACTTCAGCACCGTTACCAGTTGCGTTAGTTAGGTAACCCTTTTCTGCAGTGAAATCTGCAGACTCTGGGTTTCCACCTGAACCTGGGGCTGTGTTAGCCTTAACAGGGACGCTGTACTGGTCTGCTGGAACACCAACAGATGTTGAGGTTGTGTAAGCAGCGTTGATTGCCAACTTCTTAACCTGTGTTGTTTCGATGAATACTACGTCGTATAGACGACCGATTTCACCGAGCATGAAGTTTCCTGGAGCAGCGTACTTTGTAACTTCGATGAACTCTGGGTTCGAACGAATGTCACGTGACTGCTTTGGGTGTACGAACTGTACGTATGTCTCACCTAAACGAGGGATGTTCTTACCAGCAAGGGTAAGAGCAGCATCCTTTACAGCACCTGTTGACAACTTGTAGTTACCATCAAGGTCTGAGATCTGTGTTGCTACTGTACCTTCGTTGTACCAGTCGTTAACACCTTGTACAGATGAGCGGTCGTAACCGAACACTGCTGATGTTGCTGCTGATAGTGTGTTGCGAGCCTGTACATCTAGGTACTGTGCCATGTGGCGACCTAGAAGACGTGATGCTGACGCCATAACGTCATCAAATGATGCGTTAAGAAGTAGTTCAGAAACTGCTACTGCGTAGCCGTGTTCTGCAACTGTGATTGCGATCTGCTCTGCTGTTAGAGCGTTGGTTGTCATACGAACACCTTCAGTTAGAGGTGTTGGATCGATACCAAAGTTCTTGTAGCGGAGGAAGTTAACACGCAGACCAGGTGCTACACCTAGTTCTGTCTTCTTAACTGCGAATTGCTCGAAGCGAAGAATTGGCATTGCCTGGAACAAAATTTCTTTTGACCAGATTGTTTGAATTGCTTGGTTCAAAGATGAGTTTGAACCTGAATAAGCGGTAGGCGCTCCTGCGAGTTGCCCAGTACCTGTAATTGCACTTGCCATTTAGGTCAAGTCCTTTCTTAATGGGTTAGTTGGAAGGGATTACTGATCGAACAGTCCCTGACCACGATTGCTGGCGGCAGTGCCAAGTAACTTGGCTCTTTGTTTCGCATAGTCGGCCATTGTCATGTCCCGAATTGCATCGGGTGTATACGATTGTTGTGACGAGTCATTATCGAGGGGTCCTGAGGCAGGTGCGGTAATTCGAGTACCTGCCATTTGTTGCTTCGCATTCTGCATGGCTGCTTGTGCAGACTGCAAGATGCTTGAAGACTTGTCTTTGAGAATAGCGATGCTGCTCTCAATTTCATCGGGAGTATTACCTTGGATCAAATCGATTAGTTCAGGAACAATACTGTCACGCTCTTGTTCCAGACGATCTTGACGGTAATTCATTAGTTCTTGGAACCTGCGCTCTTGCTCTAGTAGAGCAAATGCACGTTCTCTTTCAAGACGCTCGTTCTCAAGTTGAGAACTAAATTCTTGCTCCTTCTTTGCGAGGAGTTCTTTGAACGATAGTTCACTTTCTTCTTCTTGCTTACGCTTTGCCTCTGCCTCTTTTTCAAGAGCAAGACGAAGGTTTTCACGTTCTGCTTCTTTGGCTGCGGCTTCTTCAGCACGCAACTTTGCAGCCGCAAGTTCTTCTTTCATCTTTTCCATCTGAGGGTATAACTTTGCTTTTTCTTGCTCACGAGCCTTAGCAATGTCATCTGCGGTATACACAGAACTCACCTCATTCTGAAAAACTTCTTGTGCTGTCACTGCTTCCGCTAATTGCGGAGACAATAAGTCAGCGGTTTCTACTTGGTTTTCCATAGTAATCACCTATATTTTCTATGTCTTTGTCCGAATGCCTTTCGGCGTGCCACTGGGTTTTGTTACGAGATAATTGCATTACATTTCAACACAAATGTCTCGTTATACTCTGATTTTTTATCAGAATCTTCTATTCCTTATCGACCGTTCTGCGCTGTGGGATTTTAGTTCCGTAGGCATCGGTGACAAGTTTATTTCGTAACTCAGCCTCAGCCTGGACTTCGATTCCCTTAGTCTCTTGGCTTGCTGGGTTCTGTGGGTTGGCTGGATCTTGTGGGCCCATCATGCCGTCACCCATAACGTCGCCATCGCCTAATTGCATTGGTTGCATTGGGATAGCAGAGTTTCCATCAGGTCCTGGCATCATGCCAGTCATGTCCATGATCTGCTTCTGAATCTGGATCTTTACAAGTTGTAGAGCGCCATCTGCCTCAGCATCAGAGATCAACTCTTGACGAATCTCCTCTAACTTCTCTTCTGGGAATTCCTCACCAAGAGTACGAAGTGCACCTTCCTTAGACTCAAGACCCATACCCAACTTAGTCTGGATTTCGTTGAGAGCAATCAACTTGTCGAGAGGAAGTGGCTGTGGGAAGTGAGCGTAGTTTAGGTATGAGATCGGATCATTAGGGTCAAGTTGCGGTAACTGACCAGGCTTGATTGGCCCATCAAAGTCTGGGTTGTACAACATAGTCTCTGGCTCTTTGAGGTAGAGAGTACGAAGTGCTAACTCATTAATTCTTTCAATGCCTTTACCGTACTGTGCTACTTTCTGTGAGTAGCGATTCATCAAAGGCTGGAACTGGATAGAGAGTGCAACACCTGAAGTGTTAGAGATTGCTTGAACTTGTCCCAGTGCGGTTTCTGGGATGTTCATGACTTCGTGCATTGAGCGCTTTAGAAGTTCGAGATACTTCAAAGCACCATCAATACCTTGGGCGCCGCCTTCAAGATTGAAAACCTGGGCATCTTTTGGAAGACCGCCCCAAACTTTCTTAGCACCCTTTTCCAAGTTAGAGGCTTTAGCACCCACGATCACCGTTACTGGTGATGCGTGGTAGTTAATGATGTCAGCGACATCAGTGCTAATTTCGTTGTATGCACGGTTGATAGTGATGATGTCGTGTGCGTCCGAGAGACCCCACGGCGATCCTGAAACAGGAACATTAGGTATGTGTACCACTGGAATTAGTCCAAGTGGATTTGGACGAGAGTCAATCAACTCGTCGTTAACGTATTCTTCAATAACGTCATCAGTCAAAATTTCAGTGTAGGTGAACACTTGACGTGTACCTTCTAGTGATGTTCCCCAGAAACGATACTTCTGCTTGAAACGCAATAGGCGTGTGCGATCGTGTGGGTGGAACTCAGGGAAGCAGAATGAAGAGTTCATGGGTAGTAGACGAACACGACCAGGATGGAAGTGTCCAGCAGAGTCAGTCCATGGCTCTTCGTAAGCGACCTTAACAAAGCAATCGCCTGTAATTCCGCCTTGCTGACCAATCTCAAGTAGAACACGCATCTTGTCGTTGTCTACTTCCCAGATACGCTCTAAGCGGTCTGGAACAATTGCTTCTGTTGCTTTAGGAGAACGGAAGTGTATTCCGTTACCAAATGTAAAACGTGAAAGGTAGTCATTGAATGCACGGTAGTAATTAACTGCAATCTGCATCTCACCTTGCTCACGGCGGTAACCCCAGTGATGACCAAGGTACATCGCCCAGTTGAGTGAGTAGCGATTGAGGCGGGGACCATGTACTTCAAATTCTTCGTCAGCAAGTTCCACCAAACCAAGTGGTGAAATAGAGATTGTTAAATCGCTAGACGCTGCTCTATACGACGGGGGACTAAAGTCAAGAAACGACATTACTTCTTCTTATCTTTCTTGGTTTCTTTTTTCTCTTCTAAATGCTTAGATTTTTCTTTGTCTTCTTTTTTCTTAGCCATTGCAACTTTACGTGTGGCTTCAGTGGTCTCAATAAACTGTCCACCAGATTGAATGTACTTCTTGTGAACCCACGCTGATGCACCAGGATTTGGATATGACGAATACTTAGCACGAGCCATAGCAACGATCGTTGCATACAACTTTGGGTTTGCGGGTTTTCTCATATCTCCTCCAAGGATAGCCTAACCACCCTCACACTAGTGCAAGGGTGGCTCGGCGTACTTATTAAACTATTAGTCGTTTACGACTGTTGGTGACATACGCTGTGTGCGTCCACCTGAACGAACTGCAGTCTCAATCTGAGCGCCTGAGTAGTCGTTCATTGTTCCATGTGCAAATTCACCAAGGTATGTTGGTGCTTCTACCCATGATGCTGATCCAACGTGTGCACGCTCTGAAAGAGTTTCAGCAGCAGTCTTCTGCCACACTGGTGCGTTACGGTTTGGACGGCCAGGTGCTGTTGCAGAACCTGACATCATTCCTGTCTGGAAATCTGCTGGCACGTCTGTGTCAGTTGCAATTCCTTCTTCAAAGCGTAGTGGTCCACGGCGAGTTGCGTTACCTGCGCCCTTCATTTCGTAGACTTGAGGTGCACGCTCTGGAAAGCGAGGTGCTGGTGAGATTGTCATATTTACTCCTTAAGGATGTATTGGAAAGGCCTTTTCCTAGTACATAGTTTCCACCTTTTTGAGCGGTCTATGTTGTTTAACTAGAAAAAAGGATTACTTGATGCAACAACTTCTGGCATTACCAAATCCTTAGTTAAGGAGCAGGCAATAGCCAGAGAATCCACAAAGTCATCATGTGCATAGGATTCGTCAGGGGCGGCTACAAGGAAATTAGGACCCTTGTACTGTACCTCTGCATCCACCATCTGTTGATAAAAACGCTTCCATGTTCGTAAACGCCGAGTTTTTGCATGGGCTGGCCATGCGAGCATCTTGCGTTGGATGAGTGCCTGTAGATGTTTCCAACGACCAGATTGCTCACTAGGACTAGACGTCAAAGACATAACCTCTGCCCTAGGAATCAATAGTTTAAGACGCTGTGCTACAGCATCGCCTACACCGTTAGCGTCCACACCAATAGCAAGGACGTCGTAGTTACTGAGGAAGTTTACGATCTGGAAATATTGCTCTTCCCAATCGTCTCCCTGCATCTCTAACCAGTTAAGGACTCTGTGATCAAAATAACCAAACTCATCAGGACGATCCCAATCAACCCAAACCACAGTAACAACTGTAGAGTCAGTTTTACGAGCAGGGTCGATGCCGACAACGACTGGGGTTTTATGCCATACCTTAACCAGTTCTTGAGAAGTGTCCCCCAAGTCGTCCATAATGTTCGAAGTAACAAACATGCCTCGCTCAAGAAGCCATTTGCAGTTGTACGACATTTGAAATTCATCTGATTCCTCACCAATTCGTAGCATTTCTTTTCTAATAAATTTCTCATAGTTATCATTAAACTTTGCAACATCTTTCCAGTCCCATTGGAAATGGTTCTGTCTATTACCACGAGTCGTCTGACGACGTCGGTTCATCTGGATTGCTTTGTAGAAGTTGTTCTTACTTGTTGTAGGTGTTCCAGTCTTGACCATTGTTCCTGCGTAGTAGGCAAGCATTGGAGAGATTGACTTTGATACAACAAAGTCATCAGCCTCTTGGCACTCATCGATAACAATTAAGTGGAAAGACTTAGACTCAATCTTTGCACGAGGGTTTGCAGTCATCATCGTGATTGTAGAGCCTGACTTCTTTAGTTTAATCTGACGTGTTACGCCTCCCACACGAGCAGTCTGGTCATCAATCTCAGGATCACCAAGAATCTCTAGTGCACGCTCTGATGTAAGGCGTGTGACTGTTCTACCGAATAATGTTTCAGCCTGTCCTTCAGTAGGTGCAAATAGTCCCACCCACAATCCATCTTTAAACTTACCAAGTAAGTCTGGGTATAACTTTGCAAGTCTAGGAAGTAGCACCATAAGTGTGGCTACTGTGTCAGCAACAGTCTCTGATTTTCCTGACTGACGTGAAGCAAGTGCTGTGATTTCTTCGCCATCGTTAATGATGACGGATTCAATAATGCGTCGTGCTAATGGTTTCTGGTACGGGTGCAGATCATGGCCAACAAGGACCTTAAGAAAGTCCATGATCTTTTCAACAAGTTTGTCAACAAACTGCTGGGACAGTTCATCTAACTGTTCATCTAGAGGTTCGTTCTCACCCTGTTCTTCTGCTTGATAGAACTCAGGGGTGATCTCTTCAAACTTGTCTTGATCTACGGTCATATGGAACTCTGTGTGCGTCGCTTTAACTCTTTGGCAATAGCGTGGAAGGCCTCAGCGCCCATCACTACCTCGTCGAGGTCAGCCTCGCTCTGGTGCCTCTGCCATGTGGAGATGTTTTTGCCGATCGTATACATTGATTGCTCCATCCATAAGATCAAATCTGGAGTAGAGACCGTCGACACTCGTTTCTCGATTCGACTCTGTGGCTGGTGTCCAGCCTGCTTCTTCCGTAAAATCATCGTATGTAACTTCCCGTCTTGCTAGTGCGCCGCTTAATGCTTCTTCTTCTTCTTTCATGGCTCCCCATTTACCTAAGACTAATCCATGGTACTTGGGTAATCGTACTATGAACGGAGTAGCAGTTCTGTACGGTTCTTCTATTTCTTGACTCCAGCCACGAACAACAAGTTTATTACCCCACTCATAGGGGAATCGAGTAACTTGAACAAATAGTGATCCGACATTGTGTACCTTTGGCATTTACTTCTTTCTGGATGAGGTGCTGTACTGCTTTCCACGACTGCTTGTCTGGGAGAGACGAGCATAACGGTAGAACTCTTTACGCACACCTGCTGGGATAGAGCGAACATTAGCAGGTCCACGAGGTTTAAAGTCTAAGTACTTATAGATGTACTGGCCCTTTGAAACACGCTTCTTGAAGTTCTGCCACTCAGATGGGGTTACTTCGTAGTAGTTGTAGAAAGTTCCATCACGGAATACCACAGTCAGAACGCCTCTTACCCTATCGTAACCTGCGGCTACTGTTCGGGGCCGTTCTGGGTTGGTACTGGAAGTTGGGACAACAGTAAGTGGCGCAGCAGCGGTACCTTCATCTGCTTGAGGGCCTTTGTAACCAGGGACAATTAGTTCACCTGTGTCATCGTCTTCATCGTAAGATTGACGGTAAGAAGAGCGATCAACGTAATTTCCGTCTGAGTCAATGTAATACGCATCTGCATCAATGCTCTGTGCTAATGCATCGCCAGCCTGATTGCGGCGGTTTGCTTCTCCAAAAGATTGTGGCTTGTAGTACTTATCAATTTCACCAAGGAACTCAATACCACCGAACTCTCCAGAGGAGGCTGCTGTTGGTAGAGCAGTGAAGGTTTTAGAGACCTGACCAAGAAGTTCGCCAGAAGACGGTATAGCAGTGCGTTGATTGCTCACTGCTCTACCGCCTACTGGACGTACCATGTGTTTATCCTAACAGATTAGGATGCTGCTGCCCAAGGAGTAATCGTTACTGCTGCACCTGGTGTTATTGTGTTTGCTCCTGCTGCAAGTGATTGTGCCTTGATTGTTCCAGCAACGGCAACTACTGCACCTGTAATGCTTGTAAGAGCAAGTAGGGTTGTAGCAGTTGTTGTGACTGTGAAGGTGTTGTCTGTAAGGCGTGTAACTGTGTAAGTACCGTTAACTGTCGCATCAACAGATGAGATTGTTACCTTGTTACCTGTAACAAAACCGTGTGCTGAGTCAGTGATTGTTGTAACGCCTGAGCCTGCTGTACGTGACGCTGCTGTTACGACACCTGCTGCGTTTGTTGCTGCTGCTGCAGTTGTAGGAACGAGTGATGCGTCCTTCATTGCGTCAGTTGCAAGTGCTGTTGTAAGACCGAGTACGTTAGGTACGAGTACGTAGTCAGTTGCTCCTGCTACATCTTCACCGTATGAACCTGGGTTGTACAATGGGAACCCGTTCCATCCTGAAA